GGGGTCTTCTTGGAAAGGGATATGTAACCGCAGAGGGATACATCTATTTTGTGTAGGCTTTCGCCTTCGCCTGTGTGACCTTGCCGTAAAGTCCATCGGTCGTACAACCGAGGATTGACTGACAGACCTTCACCGCATTGATGGTCTCGTTGCCGACCTCTCCGTCAGCTCCGTACTTGGGGAGACATCCTTCGGAGATCCACAGGAGAACCTTCTGCATCTTCACGACTTCCTTTCCCTTGTCTCCCTTCTTGAAATATCCTCTCGAAGGAAGAGTCGGGAACTCTCCTGTGTAGTGAGAAGGGACGGAAGGATTCACTTCGTCAGCAAACCTCGGAGTGATGAATCCTCGAATGTATCTGCCGTTGATGTTGACTGTCCTTGTCCCGACCGCCTGTTTCTTGTTGCCTTCAATGACTATGAAGGAAGAAGCACCAACAGAAGAAACTATTCCTGTGTGGTCATGTCCTGTCACATCTTCTGGAGGATTGCCGTCATCTCCCCAATCGTAGATGATGACATCTCCGTTCCTTGGGACATAGGAATCCTTCTCGACCCATATTCCCGCTTTCTTCGCCTTCTCAATCAGCGAATGGGGACCTGTTCCGCATGAGTAGTCGACAGGAACACCGATTCCGTCCTTGAGGACATTGTCGGTCTCTTCTGCGACCGCACCGACAAACATGGCACACCACTTCGAGTCGACAGAACCCTGTCTTCCCTTGTCACAAGCCTTGTTGTAGTCCTTGACTATCTGCTTGTGACCCGATGAACCTTTCTTTGTTCCTATCCATTCGGAAGCTCGAATGACAAAGTCTTCTCTTTTACCCATTGTCAATCTCCTTCTTCTTCGCATACTGAATGGACGAGATCCCGAGCAAAGCACAAGCAAAAGTTGTGATGGCTGCCATCGTTGCTCCGATGGGTTCAACGAGAGGGAGATTCCAAATGTGACCGACTGTCAGCCACAAAGCCGTTAGTGCCGGAAGTCCGACTGTGGAGATCCACTTCAAAATGTCATAGGTCTTGTTGTTCATAGTTTGCCCTCCTTTGTTAATCTCTCGAATGTTTCCTTGATATGCTTATTAGCAATCATCGTGTAGGAGTTCTTGAAGTCGGGATGCGATTCACAGTATTTGTCGTATGTGTCGCAATCATCCAACTGTTGGCGGAAGTATTCCGCAGAGTGTTCGATTCCATTCTTCAGTTCATCGGAGAACCGCAGAATATGAGTCCGTGCGAGGATGGCTTGATTCTCGTCTATCTTCTCCGAAAGGTCATCAATCTTCTTCTCGATGTCTTTCGACTTGTCCTTCCTTGAAAAGAACAAGGAGATGAGGAACTGAAAGAACGAGAAGACCGCCCCCGAAGCAAGGACGGCTACCCAAATTTCTGTCATTTCATCAAACCTCCGTCAATGTGTATTCGACAGTCATTGACTGACTCGCATTTTTGGTCACGGCTGAATCGAGAGTCCACTTCGTTCCGAGATAGAGCTTTGTCACCGCAACAGAGTTCAGCGACCCTCCGATTCCGAAGCATGGAGCAGAGATTCCATCGTTGCCGAAGATGTGACCCGAATTGATTGCTACATTCTGCTTCGCAACAGGGAACACTTTGTCTCCATTGATGAGGAAGGAGTTGTGAACGATGATTCCTCCAAGAGAAGTGAATCTTTCATTCGTCCTCGAACCCGACTGACCATCAAACTGTTCAGCAAGGGTCGTGTCTATCTCGTTCTGGTCAGCAAAGTTCGACAGATTGACCTTGAACATCTTGGTCGGATGTCTGTCGTAGTCTCCTGTTCCTCTGTTGCCGTAAACGAAGATATATCCGTTGTATATGATTGCCTTCGTAGGAATGGGAAGTGCTACATTATAAAATCCTGTCGGATTGTCTTGTCCTGTGAACTTCCAAAGCTTCGCCCCCGAAACATCCACATAAGACTGTGTAGAGGTCTGATTCGTCCAATTCGAGAGGTCTATCTCATCAATGAGAAGTCTCTCCCCTCCCTCTGTCGGGACTCCGAAGAGAATCAGCTTCTGATTTGCGAAGTCGAAATGATAATAACAACCGCCCTTTCCTCCGATGTTGTAGTTCTGAATCGTGACAGTTATCTTCGAGGAATAGTCTGTCAACGGAGCAAGAGAACCGCCTTGGAGCTTGAACTTGGTATTGTTGATGGGAGTCTTGAAGACATCAACAGTCGTGCTATCCACCAAATAGAAGGAATATGCCGTATTTCCATCTATGGCAAGAACAGGAACTCCGTCATCTCCGTAGGCATAACTCTTGGAGATGCAACCAACATCGACAAAGGGGTTCAGACTCTGGAGACAAGTCGGGTTCGTTCCATCCGAACGAGATCCGCAGCCGAAGCTTCCGACATCCGTGTGAGTCAGACCGAGGGAAGCTATGGGGCCGTTTCCCGCATTAGTTCCCCATTCCCACACAAGTTTTGTAGAACCGCTTGTGAGTGCCGTTGCCGAATCATCGGGATTTCCTCTTGTCGAGTCATCGCCCTGTGATGTGAGAGGGGTCTGTCCGGCATGAGCGGTCACAGGGTTTGATGTATAGGCGGGGATTCCGTAGTTTGTCGGGTCGCTATCCAAAGCAGAAGCAAAGACCAGAACTCCACCGAGATATGTCTTGTAGAGGTCTGCGAAGGAGTTGTAGTTCACAAGCCCTCCGTAGTTGTTCCCGAAGATGTCCGAAAGGGCATTAGTGACGAGATTGTGCTTCTCGAAGACTTCCTTCTTGCCGTTGTGAACATTCTTGAGAGTCATCTTGACATCACCCTTCAAGATGGGGAAGTCTCTCCCTTTGAAGTCGAGGGACTTCAGTCTGTCAGTTACATTCATTTGTCTTTCCTCCTGTTTGAAGTTGAAATGAAGAAGCGACCCCGAAGAGTCGCTTGTTGATGGTAGTGTGTGATTCTGTTTCAATTCCTATTTTGCCGAATTGCTTTTAGGTTCGTCTATTTCCTTGCCTTGCGGTCTTTCTTCGTAAGGTATGCCTTGATAAATTCTTGTAACAATCGCACTTAATTGTCCTTGGTCGGGCATTGTATCTTCCATTATGGTATTGTATATGTCCTCGGATATATCAATTATCAGTTTCATTTTGCACCTCGTTCCTATTTTGGTGAATTTACTGTTTTGTATCGTTATGATAAGGTTGCCTGCCGTAATAGCAATTTTCGCAATCATCACGATTACAAGGGTAAGGGCATTTACAAGTTATCATTTGTGTTTGTTACCTTATTGTCATAAGTAATCATTGAGGGTGTATAACGAGGACAATAATCCTTGTACACCCCATAACAAAAATTTTGATAAGCACAATTATTACAATTAACCATTGTTACCGCCTTTCTAAACTTCAAACCCGTTGTGTTTGAGATACAAGCAAACAATAGGCGCAAAAATCCTATACTTTGCAAGGTAAACAAACAATACCGATATGTAAAATCTAACTCGTTTCATTATGCTTTGTCCTCGGTCAATTCCTTATAAACATCGTCGGCATAGTTACCAAGTAATGTTTTGATAACCTTGTTATTGCCGTTGGGTAGTTGTTCCTCGGGGTCAACCACCACCAAGCCGTGTAAATCTTTGTCTGTATCAAAAATAACGAGTAATTGCTTTTTCATTTGTTACCACCTTTCAAAGTTATCAACAGAAAATCTGTTGATAATTTGTAAATGCCATTTGCTTTCGTACTTGTAAAAAGTAGTTTATGCTAACTATCAATGGCTTGACGGAGAGTAGGTTTTCATCTCTCGTTATCTCCGCAAAGATAACCCCCTATTATTTCAAGTTTTTCATACCTTAATGAAATAAGAATAGAATATCGGTTGTCTTATTTCAATTAGTAAAGCACCGCAATATTAATCGATACATTTGTATCTGATACTTGCGGGATATAACTAATAAGATTTGTTATCGGGTTACAAAACAGATAACCATAACTGTTTGCATTACCGCCCCCGCCTAAATACATTAAACCTTTCATTCTTGCAAAATCAGGTACTAACCCGCCCGTGAAATTTGACAATGTCAAAAGGTCGTATTTTGTTCCTGCTGATACTGTTCCAATTGTGATTTTACCCTTGAAAACATTAGTTTTCGCCCCGTTAACCTCATTCACCGCCCCTACCAAACTTGACTTGTCCGAGGTCGTGAGGGAGGAGAGGTCGCCTATAACATTGTCAATAGTGGTAGCCGCCCATTTTGTGGCATCCCATGTCCCTGTCGTGTTGTTCGTTGTACAGATGTAGAGAGTATTCTTGTATATAACGACATCGCCCTTGTCGTAGGTCTGTGTGCCATCGTACTCGTCCGCAACATTCTTTCCCTTTGCGGTCTCCTTGATTGCTCCTGTGATGGTCTTGTCCGTGAAGTCGGCAAGGTCTGTCGTGTATTCGATGTCAGAGTTGACCTTTTTACCAAGGTCTGTCATGGATGCCTTCAGCGAAGTATAACCCGAAGGTGCAAGTGCATTGACTTGGGAGACCTCGACAAGGTCTCCATTGTTCAATGCGGAAACTTGGGTCAGTTCCGAGATTTTTATATCAGCCATAATGTCCTCCTGTTATTCTGTGATTCTTCTGTTGCCGTCTTCCGTGACTCGGTTGTCTCCATCCTCTGTGATTCTGTCGAAGATGCCCGAATCCATGTAGATAGTCACCGACTCCGAGAAGCCTTGTGACGGATAATCAAAGTCGAATAGACCAATGTTGTCTGATGCGGTCTCCTTGTCGTTTGTGTATTGTGTGAGAACCGCAGAATCGGAGAAAGCTCCGACTGCAATTCCATGAACCACAAACAGAGGAATCTCTTCCGAAACCTCGATGAGACCAAGGAAGGAGTCTGCACCGACAAGACCCTGTCCTGTCAGACAGATGTGGACATTGTCGACTCCGATGTCAGCAGATCCACCGACACACTCCAAGGTCACAGTCCACTCGTTACGGAGACCGCCTGTGATTCCCTTCAAGAAGTAGTTGTAGTCCAGAGTGTGAACACCGCTCTCTCCTATCGTCATGATTGGAGTGTATGCTTCCTCGACTCCGTTCAAGTAGTAGTGAACAATGACTTGCATCGGTTCGGACTCGTCATCAAGAGTGAAGTCAGCTTGTATTTCGTGCCACATCGTGACTGTCGTTGTCTCTAATGTGGCAAAGTAGAACGACCCGATGACTTCTTCGTCCGTGATGTCCTCAATCTCTGCTACATTCGAGAATGTGTAATACTGAATCGACTTTGAATCCGTCCTTGCAAGAAGTCCGGCTATGTTCTTGTCGGTCGCAGATTGAGCAGAACGGAGATTCGGGTTCTCTCCGTAGCATGACATCTTGACTGTCTTGTTATATGTCCAAGACAGGGACATCACCGCTCCGACAGAGCTTCCTCCAGAATAGTCGTTCGATAGTGTGATGACATCTCCAAGATCCAAAGCTATGAAGGCGGGAAGACCGCTCACATCAAAGGGAGTATAGACCATCTTCTCCATCTGCTCGATAATGTTCTCAAGTCTCGCATTGATGGTCTGGCTCGTTCCATACTGAAGGAATGGTTGTGAACCGAGATTCATCGTCAGTCCCTGTCCGTCTCCGACATATTTTGTAGTCTGACTGATTAAGTCCGTGTACTGAATCGTGTCATAGTATGTCGTGAAGTCAGAGAAGGTCGTTCCCGACATTCTCCTGTTCTTCGGGAAGGTCAGAATGGAAGTGTCATCAAAGGTCTGAAGTCTCCATGTTCCGTCTCTGTTTGCCGTAGCAAAACCGCCTATGAATTCAGCAAGGGCGGACAACAGGTCCCGATATGTGGTCATGTTGTTTTCTGCGAAGGGAGAGATGATGTCCGTTCCGTTCGGGAGAAGGTCGCACTCCGCTTCGGTCATCCCGAAGACCGCTCCTGTCTCATGCTCTATGTATTTGCAGAAGTCATACACCTTTCCCGATGACTGATTGATAGGCAAAGGCTTATCCATCTTTGACAAACAGTCATAAGCCGTGACATTGACCATTCCCGCCTGTGTCCACTTCGCATCTGCTATCGTGAACACTCCGACAGGGACAGGTTCCGTTGTCTCGTCTTCGGGATCTATGACGAGGACATCAGACAAAGAGATTTCCTGTCCGAAGTAGTCACCCCTGTTCAAGATGTCAGACAGGAATGTCAGCTTCAGAACTCCGATGTTCACAGAACCGAGAGAGACCTTCTTGTCTGAACACTTATTGGTATAGGAAACCCCGATGACATCTGCTTCCGTGAAGGCAGCCGAACCGACCAAGCCGGACAGATGATGTGTCTGCACTTGGTCGAACATCTTCGAGATGTAGTCCTGTGAAACTGTATACATAGTTAATACTCCGTAACCTTGACGGAACACTCAAAGAGTCCGTCTGTTCTGTCTATCCATTCCGAGTTCTGGACGAGTCTCTCGTTGTATTCTCTGACTCGGACTGTGTAGTTTGACCCCATATACTCCATCGAGACGGATTCCTCAAGGCACAAAGCCTTGAGGATGTTCTTCGTTGTCGATGTCAGATTGAACGAGAGTGACCAAGCCTTCTTTGAAGGTCTGACCATCACGACCAAGTCCGAACCCGCTTCCGAGACTTGGACATTCTCAAGTGTCTTGGAAGTCATCGTTGCGGAAACAGGATTCGGAAATATCGTGTTGTTGAATTTAAGGTAATTACCGATAGCCATTAGTGACCCCCTGTCTGATAGTTGTGTCTGTCGAGAGCATCGACTACGACTGTGTCGATGAGGTCTCCACCGAGGTATATCGGGAAGACCCAAGTTCCACCTTCTGTTCCTTTTGAGGTCAAAGCCTGTTCAAGACTTGCGAGACCACTATCGGAGACAGAACTTGAGAACGGCTGAACCGCAACTTCTGCGGACATTCCGTTCCCGATTATGGATGCCGTGTCATTCATGGCTCTTTCGAGATTGTTTCTTTCGGACTCCATCGAGTCGATAAAGTTCTGAATCATGTCAGATCCCGATTCGTTGAAATCACTCAAGGGGCCTTTTTCGGGTTCAGAGAAGTGGAGATATGAGGAAACGGTTCCCGCCACATCTTCCGCTTTCTTTGCCAACTTGGAAGCATTGTCGGTCATTCCCTTGATGAAGTTGTTCACCAAGTCACCGCCCCAAGCGGTTGCACCTTGCACGATTCCCTCGAAAGCAGAACTGAAGTAGTTCAGCAGATTGTCCGCTCCCTCGCCTGTGATGTACTCTCCCATGTCCTTGACGAGTTCAATGAGAGCTTCGATGATTGCCACAGTAATTTCGGGCATATTTCCGACTATTGCCGTTATCATCTCGAATCCCGCTTCGATGATGTCGGGTCTCGCATCCTCACAGAGGAACTTGACCAGAGCGGTTATCAGTTCGGGAAGATAGCTGATAAGAACAGGGATGTATTCGAGTACACCCTCGGCAAGAGTGACCACAAGGGTCAAGGCTGCCGACAGAATCTGTCCCAAAGATCCACTCGAAAGAAGTGTGTCAACTATCGTCACGATGGCTTGAAGTGCAACTTGAACGAGAGTCGGGAGCGACTGTGTCAAACCATTGAGAAGGGTCGTGATAATCAAGGTCGCTGAAGTGATGATGTTCTTCACCGATTCGGGCGAAAGCAGACTCGAAAGCAAAGTGTCGATTATGGTCAAAGCTCCTTCAACGAGCAGAGGGGCATATTCGACTATTGCATTGACGAGAGTCATGATGAGTTCGACCGCAAGGGGAATCACGACAGGCAAGAGCGAAATCAAAGAGTCGATTGCCGATGTCAGCAAAGTAGAAACCGCAGAGATTATCGGTTCTGCATCCTCCGAAATGGACGAAGCCACAGTTTCAATCAGAGAACCGACTGTCGAGAGGATGTCGGGGACTATTGCCGTTAGTGCCGGAACAAGAGCAGAGATGACCGACTGAACCACCTTCAGAATCTGCGGAACATACTTCTGAACGAGAGCGACCGCCTGTGGAGCAAACTGTTCGATGACTGCTCCGATGGATTCTATGTCACCGCCTGTCTCCGCTAATGCTCCCGAGAAGTCTCCCATCAGAGAGACCGCATCGTCTGACATCTCGGTCATGAGAGGGAGAAGCACCGCACCAAAGGTCTGCGAGACCGCTTGTGCCGTATTGTCTAACCTCTGGACATTGTCATCAAACGCACCGAAGGCTTCGAGAGTCTCCGTGTCCATGACATAACCGACATTCTTGGCTTCCTCTGCGAGTTGATAGAACGATTCTGAACCCGCTTCAATGAGAGTGTTCAACTCCTTGGAGTTCTTTCCGAACAGAGCCATGGAAGCAGCATCTCTCTCGGTCTCGTTGGAAATCTGACCCAAAGCATCTATGGCTTCCCAAAAGACTTCCTCATTGTCCTTGAGTTCTCCGTTCGTGTCATAGATGGAGATTCCCAAGTCCTCAAATGCCTTTTGAGCGGACGAAGATCCGTCTCTTGCGGAATCCATCGTCCTCAAGAGCTTGGTCATTGAAGAAGTGACTGTCTGCGTGTCGACATCAAGGAGTTCTGATGCGTAGTTAAGTTCTTGGAGAGTGTCGGTCGACAAGCCTGTCTGAACCGAGAGTGTCAAGAGTTCATCGGCTAACTGTGAAGTCGAGACTGTCGAGTCCACAAGGGCGGAACCGATTCCGACAAACGCAGAAGCGACCGCAGTTCCGACCGCTATTGCCGAAGCAATTACGGCTTCAAGTGAAGCAACCGCAATCTCTCCCGCAACCTTGGCTGCTTCGCCAAAGTCTTCCATCGACTCTCCAGAAGCTTCCGCAGACTCTCCTGTCTCTTCCAAAGCATCGGACGAACCTTCTGCTTCGCTTTCGAGACCATTCAAGGCAGATTCAGTCTTGACAATCTCTGCCGTGAGTTGTGCATACTGTTCTTCGGTTATGTCTCCCCTTGCAAGTGCTTCGTTCGCATCGTTCGCAACTTGACCGAGGATTTCCAACTTCTCGTTAGTCTGCTCTATCTGCTTGTTAAGCAAGGATTCCTTTTGTGCGAGAAGGTCGACATTGGTCGGGTCGAGCTTCAAAGCCTTGTCGACATCACGAAGGGCAGAAGTTGTCTTTGAGATAGCAGAATTCGCCTGTTTGAGTGAATTGGTCAGTCCCGAAGTCTTTCCTTCGATGTCGACTGTGATTCCGAGAATCTTGTTTGCCATTACTCTCTCCTATCCGAACGCATTGTCAAAATCGTTCTGTGTCGCAAGATAATTGTATTTTGCGTGGTCATTTTGCCCCTCAATCAGAACATCAGAGACTTCTCCGTAGTCAAGATCCAAGAGTTCACGAAGGGAGAATCCCATCTGTTTACATCTCAAGAAGAAGACCGCAGAGTTGAATTCTCTGTCGAGGGGCCTGTTCAGTTTTTTGGTTTTGAATGAGTCTTTGCTCCGGCTGACCAAATGCTCATGACTTCGCCTGTCACATCCAAAAGGTCATCCTGTGAAATGGTCAAAAGCCAACCGAGATAGCTTTCCTCGTTCAAGACCTTGAAGAGGTCGTTCACCTTGTAGTTGGCTTCTGCGTACATGATGTAGGCAAGTTTCGGAAGAGTCTCGTTCGAGAAGGTCTGTGTTGCCTTGAACGCATCGGAGTTCATCATGTTCTGCATGACTTCGAGGATCTCTTCCTGTGACTTGGTCGAGTCTTCCTTGACCTTGTCAACTTCTGCCTTGAGTCTCTGAATCTCCTTGAGATTCTTGGTGTAGGACGAGAGCTTGACGAGGATGTCTTCCCCGAAAGCTCTCTTGTATAGAATGTTTGTGGCTGCTGAAGACTTCAAAGCCACTTCTTTTTCGCCTAATTTAATTGTCTTTTCCATTGTTACAATCTCCTTTCCATAGAGAAAAAGGGAGACTCCCGAAGGAGTCCCCCATTGAATCAAGGTGTAAATGTGGGAACAGGGACAGCCGTGTACCATGCCGAAACGACATCGGGGTCTGTTGTCTCCTGTGTCTGGACATGGAGATAGCCGTCTGCATCTGCTCTCGGAATAGCGGTCAGAGACAGAGTCTCTGTCTGCGGTTCGATTGTACCGCCTTCGCCTGTTGTCTGTGATGCGATGTTCGGACGAGAACAAGAACACTTGTAGAGACAATGCTTCGTTGCTCTCTGGTCGCCATCGAACTCAAACATGAGTGCGAAATACTTTGTGGTCTTGAAATCGTCAGAAGCTTCAACGAGGATCTTATCGTCATCTTCCTTGTAGGACAGAACATCCTTGAGGAAGTCCTCGTTCACTCTTGCGACTTCGAGGTCACCCTCATAACCGCCCTGTCCGTATGAGACGAAGTAGTCGCTATTGTCTGCACGGAATACGCTTCTATCAGCATTGGAACTCATAGAAAGAGAAACCGCACCCGCAAGAGCTTTGACATCGCCATAAGAGGTCGTGACTGCTCCCGATGTGGAAACCGTCTCAGTTATGAGGGCATAGTGCACATTCTTTAAGCCGAACTTTACAGTATTGTCAGCCATTATCTTTTCCTCCTGTTATAGTAATTTTGATAAACGAGAATCTATCTCGTCAGCCACCCATTCAGCCACAGGACGGATGTGTTCGATTTCGGGAGAGTTCCCGACAACAGTTCCGTTTCTGACTATTGGATGTCCGTATTCGAGAAGATGTGTGAGTTGTGGATCTGTCTTGTTTCTGACCACTCCTTGGGAGCGGAAGTTGTATGTCCTCTTGCCGGACTCATAGACCCACCCTCGTCTGTATCTTCCCGAATGTTTGCCCGATTCATTGACAGGAGAGGTCTCTCGAAGCTTTTGAGCAGCTTCTTTCCCTATCTCGTCAAATATGGCTTGTAGGTTGTCATCGACTTGAGTTCCGACCGCCATCAGTTCCTCTTGAACAGTCTTGGCAAGATAACCATAGCCACCTTGACCCATTCCTGTCAGTCCTGTTCCAAGAGTGATAACGACTTCTTCGTTTCCCTGTCTGTGATGAGTTCCTTTCCTTGCCATGAGTTAGTCCTCCGTGTCTTCGTCTCCCATGACCTCGAACTCGAACTCGACTTCCCAACAAGATTGTGAGTCGATATACTGTTCAGTCTTGACCCATGCTATGTCATTGTCATTCAGAAGCTTCTTGATGTCCGACTCAAGCTTGAGATCCTTGTCGACTGTATAGAGGTCGATTCGGAAGTTCCACTTCTCACAGAAGACCTTGTTGTCTGCCGTGAAGTTGTCGGGTTGCTCTGAATGAATCGTGATGAACGGAAGCTTCGTTCCGTTCGGAGCATGGTCATAGAAGGAAGGAGTTGTCAGAGTGTTCAAGAGTTGAATTGCTTCAACTTGGTTCATCCTTCGTCCCTCCCCTCTCTTCCAAGTACAGTTCGAGCTTGTCGGAACCGTTGACCGCATAAGTACGATAGATGGAATATAACTTTCCGTTGTACTTGACGATGGGTTCATCTCCATACTCGAAGTCATAGATTGTCGCTTTCAAGGACGGCTGAAGACCGATTCGTCCTCCCGCAAAGTATTCTGTCTGCGAGACAGAACCAATGTCGGCAAAGACTGTCTTCGTTGTCCTTGTCTTCTCGACAACTTGATTGAGACTGTCCTTCTCCGTGACAATCTCCACCAAGTCAATCGGGTAAACACTATTCTTCATCGTTCGCCACACTCCTATACTGTCCAGAGAGTGCCATCTTCGTCTTCATGTCGTTGTACGATTTGAGATATTTCTCATCGCTGAACCACTTATAGGAGACATATGCGATGACCGCTCCTGTCTGCATCGGGTCGGCACTCGATGAATCAAAGGTCTTGATGTCAGCGGTTGCCGTCAAGTCCAAGATTGCTTCTTCGATGAGATCCGAAATCTGCGAATCGAGATTGTTGAAACTGACCCGAAGTGCCGTTTTCACCTTGTTCAAAAATGCCGTATCAACCGCCATAAACATCAACCCTTCTTTCTTGTGGTCTTCTTGGGGTCAGCCTTGACCGCCTTCTCGACCTTCTCCTTCTTCTCTTCGACAAGTTCCATGTACTCGGGACGGAAGTTCTGAACCTCGCAGACTTCGCCCTTCTTGTGGATTCCCCTGTCATCGAAGAAAGGTGCTTTGACTCTAACCTTCATTCGTATTTCCTCCCGCATAAGCTTTGTAGAATGTCTCATTGACGAGAATATGTCCCATGTGACCGCAACTGATGGAAGGGTCAAGGAGAATGTCGAAACCGCATTCTCTTGCCCTCCAACAGAAGGAGAGGTCTTCTCCGAAGCCGTTGATGGGTTCAAACCAATTCGTGAACTTCGATGCGACCTCGAACAGGACATCAGTCGAGACCAGAACGCACCCGAAACCGACACCGCCACATTTGACTGTGTCGGTCGGGAGCGGAAGGTCTGAATGTTTCCCTGTCTTGGGGTCGCAATCATCGAAAGCAACAAGATGGTACGGAGGACTCCGTCTGAAATAAGCACCCGACACAATCGGAGCTTTGTGTGCCAAGAGTCGGAGCATCGTGTCCGGCTCGAAGGTCATATCAGAGTCAAACCACATCGTGTAGTCCGCACCCATCTCTAAAGCTTTCTTTGCCAACTTGTTCCTTGAGTCGTAGATGAGACTTCCGACTTGGAACATTATTGCCACTTCGTGACCGCCCTTTTGGAGCATGGCGAGACTTTGTGCAAATCCCGCAGATACCATGTCCATGCAAGGGACACATACAAGTATTTTCGCCATAAGACATTCCCTTTCCGCTTAATAGCTTATGGTTTTATCACTTCTGGATCTTTGCGAATGAAGCGGGGCCGACAACCTCGACACCGACATACTGTCTGCCGACAATCTTTACCATGTCGGATTCAGCAAGAGAAAGGTCATCAAGTTTAATCTTGATTTCTTCTCCGTTCGGGAAGTTGGCAATCATGCCCTCTCCAAGGTCACCGACAATCGCATAAGTGTCGCCCGAAGAAGCAACTGCGAAAGCCTTGACTGTGTTGTTGAAGAGAACAGGAAGTCCCTCGAAGGGGTCATAGCCGTAGCTACCCGCAGCCTGCACCGCCTTGAACGAAGCGAATGTTGCCTTGTTCATGATGATGACAGGGTCTGTCGCCTGATCAGAGATGGAAGCAATAGCCTTTGCGATTGTGTCGAGTGCGATTGCGGAAGCCGTTACGACAGGGACACCAACATTGACGGAAGGAGTGTTTGTGGAAACGGTTCCACAAGCTTCAATCTTTGCGATGACTGTGTCTGCGAGTTTCTTCGCAATCTGATATACAAGCTCGTCATATACATATGTGAGGAACTCTGTGGAGTCGATAACCTCATCAGATACATAGATGAACTTCTTGATGTTGGAAGCAACAATGTTGACAGTTCCGAGAACAAGATTCTCTGCGGAAGCAGAAGAAGTTGTCTGACCCTCTGTGTGGATGAAAGCTCCGTCAGCAGAAATCTCGAAACCTACACGGAGATTACCCTTGACATAGGTCTTCTTGATTCTTGCTACGATGCCTTCCTTCTCCCATGCGTTCTTGACGATGTCATAAACGATAGAAGCAACAGGGACATCACCGCTGACATTCTCGGTCAGAAGTGCTCTGCACTCCTTGTCATCGCCTGTTCTGATGTAGTTTGCGAAAGCATCTCTATACTCGGGAGTTGCTACGATTTCCTTGTTTGTCATTCTCTTTTCCTCCTTAATGACAGGTTCTATTGTGTCGATGTCGACCTTGCCTTCTGCGACCATCTCTCGGGTCTCCTTGGCTTCGGTTGCCATCTTCTTGAGTTCGTTCTTTCTCTCTTCGAGAGCATCGAGTTCAGTCTTGAGTTCAGCCATTCTTGTCTCGTCTGCACTCTCGACTTCCTTCTGAATCTCGGAAGCACGAACTTCGACTTCCTCGATTGTCATGTCTTTGATTTCAGTCATTTGTGTTTTCCTCCAAGATCCTTGAAATCTGTTCCTTGAGTGCCATCCGGCTCTCCTTTATTTCCGCTTCGTGAAGTCTCTCCGCTTCAAACCTCTCAATCTCTCCGTCTATGAGGTCTTTTGAACGAGCTGAAATATCTGTGTAGGGGTTTGCGGGGAAGCTAACTGCCGATACATCGTAGAGCTTCCCGATTCCGAGAATGGTTCGAGTGACGATGATGTCTCCGTTCTCCATTTCTTCTTCTGTGTAGGAGTCCTTGCTGACAGTAAATGCGAAAGACATTCTGTCATAGAGACCCTTGTCGATGTCTTCATAGACCGACCTTGAGGACTCTGTCAGACCGAGGTCTGTCGTGGTCTTCAAGCCGTGTTCGTCCACTTCAAGCGACAGGGACCTGTTCCTCGTCCTTGCGTAGACTCTTCCTTCGTGGTCAATCTGGAAAATGACATCGGTCATGTCCGTGTCCTTGAAGGCTTCCTTGCTGACCATCTCTCTGACTACATATTTGCCGTCACGATAGAGTTCGTAGGCTTCCTCGAAGGTCGTTGCGTAACCCTCGACAATGTAGTTCTTCTCTTCTCCCTCTCGGACTTCTCTCTTGCGAAGTTCCATTGAGCGGAATTCTCTGTTGGTATTACTCGGCATTTTCTTCTTCCTCCTGTTCCTGTTTGCTTGGATCTGCCGTGGGGTCAACGAAGTAATATTCACCCCTTGCGATGAGTCGGTCACCGCCTTCAACAGGCGGGAGTTCCCAAATGTCTCTAATCTCGTTGATGGTCATCAGTCCTCTGTCTGCCATGTTGGACGAGATGTTCAGCTTGTCCGAGTTGGTCAAGAACTGAATCCTGTTTGCGGTCAGATAGAACGAATTTCCTGTGTTCTGCTCTATTGCCGTAAACAACATATTTGTCACGACCTCCGAAGCTTGAACGGCAAAGGGTTCGATTGCTCCCTCGTAAAAAGCGGAAGCCTTGTCTCCTGTCAGTTCGTTCTTGATGGCTTCGGTCGAAACACCGAAATACTTCTCGATGTTCGAGTTGATGAGAGACAACTGTTTCTCGTCAACTGTATATGGCTTGTAGTCAATCTGCTTCGGTTCGCCGACAAGATTCGAGAACAGAAGGAGGAATCCCTCCTTGTCGTTCAAGTTGGCATCCTTGATTCTCTGTCTCTCCTTCGCTATGTCCTCGTCCTTGGCAAAGTTGTTCATCCTTGCCATGAACTTGAATGAGTTCGATTCAGAGATAGCAGACTTGATAGCCTGTTTGTTGAGATCCAAAAGCGACAGGGTCGAGCGAAGTGCCGTGTTCGGGTCTCCGAAGATGTCATCCTTGTACTGATGCTTGGTGATGATTCCGCATCGGTCGAGTTCGATTGCAACCTTCTTGTTTCCGGCAAAGGTGTATCTCAAGAACTCCTTGCCCTTGTAGGTCACGACCTCGCAAGAGGAAGGAAGAACAGGGAACAGTCCGACCACAGAATCCATCTCGTCCAGAATCGGGACGATGATTGCGTTATTCTGCATCTCATAGATGGTTCTTGCTCTGTACCAAAACTGATACCAAGTCTGATATTCGTTCGGACGAACCTTCAGCTTGGTTCTCATCTTCGCCTTTGCAGTTCCTGTCATCTCCATTTGGAGCTTTCCTGTGTTCCTTGCGAGAGTGTCAATTGCACTTCTGACTTGGTCGAATTCGTAGATTTCACCTTGCCATGTATGGAAGACGGCAGAATAAGCCGTTAAAGGCGACCATCTTTCCACCCCGACAGGGTTTCTGTACTTCTTCGGAAACAGCTTCTCTAAAAGACCCATTTCTTCACTCCTTATTCGTTCTTCAACTGATGACCATATTCACCCGCCCATTTGTCTTTGACTATCAAGGCATCGAGCAAAGCAGCCACTCCGTCAATGTGACTGTTCTCGTTCAGCTTCACAATCTTGACTCTCTTGGTCATCCTGTCCTTCTGAAGTGCCGTGTCGAGCAGATGGACTCTCAAGAGCGGATTGTTTCCTATCTTGAGTCGTTTCTCCTTCAACACTCCTTCAAGCTTGTTGATGGCGGGAGTCATGTTCCATCCTTGGTAGACATCGTCCATCAAGAACCCGCCATCGTTCTTCATCTGTTGGACGAGGTATTGCGAAGAATATCGGTCATATCCGACCACTAACGGCATGATTCGATAATCTTGAACCAACTTCATGAACCACATGAAGACATCGTTATAATCAACGAATCCTTCTCCCGACAGGGAGAGGACTCCTTGCTCTATCATTTCCCGATATGGGATGTCATCTCTCGCTATGGCTTCATCAAGCTTTTCAGCCGGAATCCAAAAGTGTGATATGACATACTCCACTTCGTTCCGTTCAATAACTACACAGGCAGAGGTCAAGTCCGTTGTCTGTGAAAGGTCTATTCCTCCGACTGCGTAGCTATTGAAGAAGTCTTCGGGGCATATCGGTTCGCTAACCGCACTATCGACAACCTTTGTCGCTAACCATGCCTGTTCTGAAGACTGTTTCACACAACAGTATTTTGTGAGGAACTCCGCCTTCTTCGACAGAGAACCTTCCGCAACCGCTATCTCTTCGAGCATATAGTCCACCGAAACCGAGACACCCAAGTTCGGATTCGACTTCGCCAACTCGTTGATGTCGTTCCACTTCTCTTCGTCATCTATCATGTAGAAGACAGGAAGAAGTCTCTTCTCCTTGGAGTCTCCAAGAAGGAATCTCGTTCCCCTCTTGAAGAGTTCGTCATAGATTCCTTCGTTGACATAACCCGATGTCGTGCAAGACAGAATCATCGGCTGCCTTCGAGATCCAAGAGCGGACTTCATAACTTCATATTGCTTCTTCCCCGCATCTCCGACCCAAGAAGCTATCTCGTCACAAACAACAAGATGCGGATTGAATCCGTCCGACTTCTTGGCATTGAACGCAATCTTCTTGATGATTGTGTTCGACTCTTCGATGTAGAAATCCGCTTTACGGCCCCTTGCAACTATCTTCGACCGAGTGTCTTCTTCTGCTTGGCACATCTGCCAAAAACACGAATATACAATCTCGGCTTGTTCGAGCTTCGGGGCGAGACAGTAAATCTCTGCTCCGTACTCTCCATCGAGGAAAGCGACATAGTCCATGATTGCGGAAGCAAAGAGTGACTTGCCGTTCTTCCTTGCGACCAACAGGACTATCTCTCTGAATTGTCTGTTTCCGTAATCATCAACGATTCCGAAGATGACGGAGACCAGAGCCTTTTGCCAAAGTTCCAACTTGAGAAGGTCGTTCCTTCCCTTGGAGTGATGGCAATAGTTCTCGATGTACTTGATTGCCCTGTCAGCTTTCTTCGGCACAAAATAAAAGGACTTGTTCTCAAGTCCCTTCACGATGTATTCATACAGAAGCAAGATCCACCGACCGACAACTATCGAACCTTCTTTGATTCGTTGAAAATACTCATATATGTAATTGTTCATAAGTATTTCCAATGATAGCCACCCGCAGTTTCATTCCTTCCCCGACAGACTTGTGCTACCATTCCTTTATATAAACCAAGTTTCCGAGAAGCTTCACAAGCACTCTCAAACACTTCTTTGGTCTCTACGCAAATAACTTTCTTGCCCTTGTGGTTCTTTCCTGTTCTTGTCTTGCTCATTTTTCTGCAAGTTTCAGGTGCGAGTTTTTTCCCTTTTAACCTTTTGCAGATGCGTTCAAGCCTTGTTCCGTATGAGTTGTTATACTTAAAGTCACACCATTCAAGATTTGACACTTCGTTGTTCTTCTTGTTCTCATCCTTGTGGTTTATGCAAGAATACTCCAAAGGGTTATCAATGAACGCTTCAGCCACAAGTCTGTGGGTATATCTTTGAAATTGTTCCCCATTTTTGTGGAGACACACTCCAAGATAACCCCTCCCTCTTATGGTTTGCTTAATTTCTTTCCCGCTTGAGTTCCTCACCTTGCCTGTGGATGAAACCTCATACAGTCCGTTAAATTCCCTAATTGTCTTCCATTGTTCCATAATTGCCACCTTTCGCAATCGCCTTGTATATGAAAATACAGAGATGCGACTAAGGCTTGTCGTTTTCGGGAGCGACCCTATCTCTGTATAATCAGCTTAGTCATCTAATTTACTGAATCCGCTCTTGGCTTCTTGTGCCGGAAGAAGTTCGTCAAGCTTCTTGATTATAGACAGATAACTCTTGTCTCGAATCGCAAAGATTTTCGATTCTGGTCTCTCCCTCGGGAACTCGACTCCGTCATTTGCCTGTTTGAACAACTCCGTGTTGCCGTTTACCTTGATGTCTTCCCATAAGTCATCAAGCGAGACACGAAGTCGGGCAGCCTGCCACAGTAAACCATCGACAAGGCTTCTCTTGTTCGGAGGTATGTTCTGATATAACTCCGAAAGCCTGTCATACTCTTTTTGTTCTCGACTCGTCTTGGTCGATTTTGTCTTCTTTGTTGCCATATTGCTTCCTTTCTGTCGGATTGCATAAATATACATTGATTATGCACCCTTTTTACTCGCAACCCCTGTTTTTGAATCAAATTGTGTGTCGCTAACGACCCCCATGCACCGTTGAGTCCGAGGTCGGTTTTCGTATTCGTGACAAGGGGGGATTGCATACTGTGAATAATTATGCACTCGTCACAAGTTCGCCATCGACAAACTTCCATCGTCTGGTCTGCTTCGTTCTGCCGTGTTCCTCGTTATGACAGGCAAGACAGAGAGCTTCGAGATTGTCGAAGCCGTACATCAACTCGGGATCTCCGAATGTTTCTGATGTCAGATAGACCTTGTGGTGGACTATCTTTGCGGGTTCATAGATTCCTTTTGCCAAGCATCGTTCGCACAAGTGATTGACCTTCTCAAGGTAAACCTCTTTGCATCTCTTCCACTCGGTCGATTCATAGAAACTTCTGTCGATTGCCCTTGCCATCCTGTTGTTCCTCCAAAGAAAAAGAGAGACCGCTCACAGTCAGTCTCTCTTATGAAAGGAAGTCTGAAATATGGCAGAACCATAATCACACACTTTCATATTATTATAATTTCAGTTCGGTTCGTTCCGCTCTTCATCAGAAGTCCTTGAACTCGGTTATGAATTCCGAATAGTCCTTCTTGGTAAACGGAATCTCGGACAAGTCGATGTCGTACTCGTCAGCCAACTTCTCGGCAAGGTCGACTTGTGCCTGTGTCGGTTCTTCGTCCATAGTGTCTTCCTCCTTCTTGATTAGTCCGTCAGCTTCGAGTTCTTTTGCGTGGATCTCCTGTCTCCTTCTGATTCCCGCCAAGTCCGAGAGATTTAGATAAATCATGACTTCCCCACCTTCCTTTCTGCGATTGCTCTCTTGACCTTGTCAGTCAGCCATGCCGGAGCTTCCTCCCATTCGTCAATCATGACCTCAAGTGTGCGGATCTTGACATAAGACTTTGCGTTCTTCCACATGGCTTTGAACTGTGGACTGAAGAGGAAAGGATAGTCTTTCACTAATGCTTCAAGCTTCGTTGTGTCGGGATATGCCAACATCGCATTATTTCGGTCTTTGATGTATGTTCCTATTGTTACCTTCATGTCTCGTCCCCTTTCCTCATATCTGCCCCACAGTTAGGGCAAAAGTTAGATGGATAATTCTGTTCGTGACCACAAGGAAAACAATGCACCCAATCGTGTTCAACAATCCACTTGCCTTTCGGTCTTTCTGCCACTTTCTCACATAAGGATTTCCAATCAATCTGTTGAGTCACATCCACAACTGCTTCTGCAAGAACCTTGATACATTCTTGTGGGATAACATTTACTTGCGGTCTTTCAAAGTCCTTTCGCCCTTCTTCGTACCCTGTTTGATATGCTTCTTGATAGAATGGATATTCAACTGTCGGGGCATTGTCGATTTCGTCAATAACCGCATAGATTGCATTATTCCAACCATTGTCATACTCGCTTGAAGGGATATTATCTATTCTATCTTCAATTGGAGTTTTCAAAGCATCTGCGTCAATTAGTCTCATGAGTCCTCTCCTTCCTCCTTGTCGTGTTCCTTCTTGAGTTCGCAATTCTCGCAGTCTCCATAACAGTCTTCCTCGGAACAGTCCTCAAAGAGTTGGTCGAACTCTTCTCCGTCTTCGCATCCACATTCGGGACAGATAGGATAATTCTCAAAGTGCTTCCAATACGGACTCGAATCTATGAGGACTGACTTCGTGGGAGCATCTTCGGGGTCGTAGACATAATCGCAATTGCAACACTTGATTCTAATATTCATCGAGATTCACCTCTCCTTCTGGAATGAACGGATAGACGGCAGACAGAGCTTTGTTCCGTAGTTCATAGACTTGGGTCTTCTCATAGTGATAGTCCTTGCCGATGTCCTTCCAAGACTTTCTGTTGATGTACCATGCCTTGAGGATTCCTCGGAAGAGAGCATTGTCGACTTGGCGGATGACCGCATCGGTTCTTTGGATCTCTCGGAGATATTCCTCAATCTGCTTGTCTATCTCTGCGGACAGGATGGTATATTCTATGAACTTGCTCTCGGAAGTGTTCGAGTCGGTCTTGTTCGGGATGTGGTTAGCATCATAGACACCGACTCCCCACTCATTCAGCTTGTCACGGAGTGCGACATCCTCTCCTATCTCCTTGTCCTTTCCCCACATCCTCGAAAGCCAAATGTGGGAATAGAGTTCATTTGTCTTCATGGTCTCTCTCCTAACTCTTCCCATTGAACGAAGATTGATGCCTTCTCTCCATAGGTCTTTCTGACTCGCAGATCCACAATGAAGGAGTCATCCTTGAAGAACCCTACCTTGACCATTTGGTCGATGAAAGCCTTCGGATAGTTGTCGACATCCGGCTTCGTGACCTTCCATGTCCCCCACAAC